AGAAGAAATGCAAGGTATTGACCAAAGCAAACTTGTACCTCTTTTAACTAAAGCTATACAAGAACAGCAAACAATAATAGACGATTTAAAAACTAGAATAGAGGCCCTGGAAGGCTAACAATAAAAGGAAAATAATATGAGTAATACATACACTTGGGATTGCAAAACAGTAGACGTTTATCCCACATACGAATTAGAATCTGATGTAGTCTACAATGTGCATTGGAGAATTACAGGAACCAGTGATCAACAAGACGCAGAGGGAAATAATTATACTGCATCCTCTTATAGTACTGAAAGCCTTTCGCTATCTGATATAGGATCGAACTTTATTCCTTTTGCAGATTTAACAAATGCAATTACTACAGGCTGGGTTGAAACAGCTATAGGTGAAGAGGGTGTTAATAACATTAAAGATGGAATAAATGTTAATATAGAAGAACAAATAAATCCTACAACGGAAACAAAAACAATAACTTAATATTTTTTAAAAGGAGAAGATAATGGAAAAAAAACAATTTTTATTAGGAATGTTGCAACTTATTGATGTAGCAGCCAAAAGAGGATCTTGGGAAGGCAATGAATTAGAATCTGTTGCACTTTTGAGAAAAGAGGTAGTTGAGCAACTTAAAGAGTTTGCTGAATTACAAGAATCCGTAGAAAATACCGAGGAGGAAATTGATAATGGATAGTATAGTAGAAATAGTAAACTGGATAACAACGATTGTAACTGTTGCCTCAATAGTAGCAGCAACAACATCTACACCAAAAGATAATGAATGGCTAGCTAAATTTTACAAATTCGTAGATTTATTAGCAATTAATATTGGTAAAGCAAAATTATAAGATAAATTTCAATTTTTTATTGAAAAACTTAAAATTTGACTCTCTGAGATCCCTCAGAATCGCATATCTAGCCTAGGTTAATACCCTAGGCTATCTTTTTATTTTAATCATTACTGAAGCTCTCTGAAGAGGTTTTACAAATTTTTTGTATCATATTTTCAATATATTGACATAAATCTTAGTGAATATACAATTAGAGTGTAAATTAACAAATTTAATATTTGAAAGTAAAAAATGCCAGAAAAAAAAGCAACAGCAGTAACCGTAGCCGCAGATCTTCGCCAACATGAAATTCAATGCAGCGAGCGTTGGCGTACAGCATTTAATGAATTTTCAGATATAAAAGAAGAAATCTCTTCAATCAATAATACAATTAAAATGACAACGTTTGGGATATTTGGTTTTATAGGAGCTTTAGCTATAGCCTTAATATCCGTTCTATTGTGAAATTTAAAAAAATATTAAAAGACCTGGTGGGAGCAGTAGCTCCAACTTTAGGGACTGCTTTGGGCGGACCTATGGGCGGAATAGCCGCAAGTATGATATCAGAAACTCTTGGGGTGCCTAATACTGCTAAATCTATTGAGGCCGCCATACGTAATGCTAGCCCATCCCAAATGTTAGAGCTTAAAAATTTAGAAAAAGATTTTGAATTAAAAATGAAAGAGCTCGAGGTTGACATCTTTGCTTTAGAAGCTCAGGAAAAAGAAAGCGCTAGGAAATATTTTTCAAAAGACTGGACTGCTAAAATTATTGGAATAGCAACTATAGGAGGGTTTTTGGCTTATATATTTTTAGTAACGTTAAGACCTCCAGAAGAAAGCTCAGAAGCTTTAATAAATTTAGTTCTAGGATACTTAGGAGGATTGACAAGTGCAATTATTTCGTTTTATTTTGGGGCTTCTAATACAAGCAATAAATAAAAGTGATATGCATATATCTAAAGAAGGTATATGTCTTATCAAAAAGTTTGAAGGCTTAAAATTAGAATCTTATAAGTGCTCAGCTTCAGTATGGACGTATGGATATGGTTCAACAAAGAATGTTAAAGAGGGAGATACTATTTCCAAAAAAGACGCTGAAAAACTTTTATTGAAAGAAATAAAAGAATATGAAAATTATTTAAAAAAATTAATAAAAGTTAAAATAAATCAAAATCAATTTGACGCTTTAGTTTCCTGGGTCTACAACCTTGGGCCAAACAATTTAGAAAAATCTACGCTTTTAAAAATTTTAAACAATAAAGAATATAAAGATGTTCCATATGAAATAAGAAAATGGAATAAAGTGAATGGAGAAATATCAGAAGGATTAATAAGAAGAAGAAATGCAGAATCCCTATTATTCGAAGGAAAAAAATGGGGAAAAATATAAGGAGTTAAAATGACACATCCTAATATGCGTATTGCGTTAGCGGGTGAGTACTTAGCAGCATCATACCTGATGAGATATTGCGACTCTGTTATATTATCTCCAGGAGGCCATCGATCTGATTTAATTCTAGATCATCAGGGAAAGCTTTATAAAGTACAAGTTAAGACAACAAACAGCCTTTACAAACGAAAAAAAAACAATTATTACCGTTGGGAGATAAGAACCGGTAAGCGAACTCAAGATAACATTCGGCAAAATAAAATGGTAAGATATGGAAACGGGCAAATAGATATGTTTTGCCTGGTTGCTTTGCCTATAAATAAAGTTTTTTTTATTCCTTTTACAGAGGATGGAGCTCAAACAGAATATGCAAAGACAGCTGAAAATTTAGAAAGTATTGACTCAAAGGAGTCTTTGATTAAAACTTTATTAACAATAAACAAAATACCAGAATTAGAGCCTTTAAATGACCTTACAGAAAGCAGTATTTAACCCAGGTATCAACAGAGAGGGTACCGATTATAGTAACGAAGGCGGTTGGTTCGACGTCAATCTCGTTCGTTTTAGAAAAGGACTTCCTGAAAAGTTTGGGGGATGGACTAAAAACACTCCAAATAGTTTCTTAGGAACCTGTAGAGCCTTACATCCTTGGGTTGCCTTAGAAGGTACTAAATATTTAGGTCTTGGTACTACTTGGAAATATTATATAGAAGAAGGGTCAAACTTTAACGATATCACCCCTATTAGATCTACTACATCAGCAGGAGATGTGACTTTTTCTGCAACAAACGGATCATCAACAATTACAATAACTGATACTGCAAACGGATCCGTTAAAAATGATTTTGTTACATTTACAAATGCTGCAAGTTTAGGCGGCAATATTACTGCTGAAGTTTTGAATCAAGAATATCAAATAGCAAACATAGTTAACAGTAACTCATATACTATAATAGCTAAAGATACTAGCGGAAATACCGTAACAGCAAGCGCAAGTGATTCTGGAAATGGAGGATCAAGCACAGTAGGAACTTATCAAATAAACGTTGGTTTAGACGTGTATGTTCCTGGAACAGGTTGGGGTTTAAATGGATGGGGGGAAGGCACTTTTGGATCTGCATCAGCCCTGTCTGTAACAAACCAGTTAAGACTTTGGACGCACGATCATTTTGGCGAAAATCTAATAATAAATGTTAGAGGCGGCGGTATTTATCAATGGACAGAAAATAATGGTACAGACGTAAGAGCTGTAGATATGTCTCAAATCTCAGGTGCTAACTTAGTCCCAACAGTTGGATTACAAGTTATTACCTCTGAAAAAGATAGGCACTTAATTGTATTAGGAGCCGACCCCCTAAATAATGCAGGCACCGCAAGAACAGGTACAATAGATCCAATGCTTATTGCTTTTTCAGACCAAGAAGATAATCTGCAGTTTGAGCCTTTAATTACGAATACAGCTGGTTCTTTGCGACTATCTTCCGGATCATCAATAATTGGAGCGGTAAAATCAAGGCAAGAAACTATTATATGGACAGATACTGCTGTATATAGCATGCAGTTTGTTGGCCCTCCTTTTACATTTGCAGTTAATTTAGTTAATGAAGGAACTGGCCTGGTTGGACCTAAGGCGGCAATAACAGCACCATCATCTATATTCTGGATGGGTTACAATAATTTTTATAGCTACAACGGTAGCGTTCAAACATTACCTTGCAGCGTCCATAATTATGTATTTGGAGATATTAATCTAACTCAATCTTTTAAAGTAAATGCATTTACTATTGCTGATAAAAACGAGGTAGGTTGGTTCTATTGCTCTTCTGGGAGCAATGAAATAGATAGATATGTTATTTACAATTATATGGAAAGCCTTTGGACGTATGGCCAACTTACTAGAACAGCCTGGCTAGATGCTGGTATTGAGAACTTTCCAAGAGCTGTAAGTGATGGATACTTATACGAGCAGGAGACAGGATTTGATGCAGACGGATCTCCGATGACTAATGTTTTTATAGAAAGCTCTGACTTTGATATAGGCGAGGGAGAACAGTTTTCGTTTATAAGAAGAATTATTCCTGACTTTAAATTTATAGAAAATGAAAATAATTGTTCGGTAAATATTGTTGTTAAAACCAGAAACTTTCCCGGAGACTCTTTAACGACCAATTCTACAAATGCTATTAGTTCAACAACTCAACAAGCATATGTTAGAGGCAGGGCAAGACAATTGGTATTAAGATTTGAATCAAATGACGATGCTGAAAATGATGGTAATTTAGGTATTGGTTGGAGATTGGGGGCTACCAGGATAGATATAAAAACTGACGGTAGAAGATGAGCAAATTATTACAAACTCAACTACCTATAGCCTCAGGAGAATATGTATCAGCCTCTGTTTTTAATAGACTTATAAGAATTTTAGAGATAAACTTAGGTTCAGTAGACCCAGATAATACGATACAATTATCAACTACTGAACGTGACTCTTTAAATTTTAATATAGGCACGCTAATATTTAATACAACAACAGAAACGCTACAAGTATTTGACGGGACTGAGTTTATTGACTTGACTAGCCACCGTACTTATTTAACAGGAGTTTCTGCTACATCAGCGTTAGGAAATGTGACAGTTTCAACGCCTTAACATATGGAAAAAAATGCTAGCAGAAAAAATATATTTAGAAGAACAAAAGTACGAGCTTAAGAATTTATTGCTTGCATACCCTTCTGACTGGTTTCTACACAAAGAAACCTTAGAAAAAGCCAAAAAAGCCATTCCTAGTATTGTAGATTTTTATAAAAGCGGAGGTCTGGAAGATCCCAAAGAAAGCCCTTTATCAAGCGTAATATCAGAGCCTTTGAAAGAAGTTTATACCGTTCCTTTATTTTCAGAAAAATTTTGCAAAATACTACTAGATGAAATTGATAACATGCAAAAACATTTTGCATTTACTACAAATCCAGACGAGGATGAGCTAAGACAAATACCAGAAATAGTTTTAAACGAAAAGTGTCCAGAGCTATACGACTCTTTAGCCCAAGTAATTCAATCTCTTATTAACCCAATATTATTAACAATATGGAATCGGCACGCTACAGGCGGCAATATACAAATAGCAAACTACAATCTAAAAAACAAAAAACAAGGGGCTTGGCACCACGACGCCAGTTCAGATGTTAGTATTGTAGTACCTTTAAATACAGGCGATTACAAAGGTGGCGGAACAGAATTTTTAAACAGAGGGGTAGTAGAACCTTTACCAACAGGTAGCGGTCTAATATTTCCTAGCTACACTCATCTGCATCGAGGATTAGCAGTTGAAGAAGGCGATAGATATTTATTGGTTTTTTGGCTTAATTCAGAAGAAGAATCAATTAACAGTAAAGAAAATTAAGGTTACAATAGTATGATGAATAAAATAGACAATAGCGGACAAGGACTAGCAAAGCTAGGAAGAAATGAAGATAATTATATGGCTCACGTCGCTCAAGGCGAAATGGTCGTACCACCTATTATTTCTGCAGAGACAAGAGATCGTATAGAGGCTGAGATGAAGGCAGCAGGCCTGTCCCCAGACGAGTATACTGTTGGCGGAGGCATGTCCATCAATCCAATTACAGGTCTTCCAGAATTTGGATGGCTAAAGAAAAAATTCAAACAAGTTAAAAAAGTAGTCAAAAAACTAGCCCCAATAGCAGCGGTAATACCTGGGCCTTGGCAGGGACCTGCAATTATGTATAACAGAGGAAGAGCTGCTATTAATATAGCCAAGGGTGAGGGTAGCTTAGGCGACCTAGTAACAGCATTTACACCCGGTAAAGCATATACAGGTGGGAAAACAGGAAATATTTTTGGAAATGCAAAAGAATTTTTTACCAAGGGTTCAGACGGGGTTGGGTTTTTTGGGAATTTAGGAAAAGGTATAACCGGTTTAAAGGATAAAGCTGGAGAATTCATATTTAAAGGAAATGATAATACAGGTCTTTTTGGAAATACAATAGGAAAAGGTTACGAGTATGTTATGCCTGGTAATGATGGCGTAGGGTTATTTGGTAACTTAACAGGCGGTGGTCAGGAAGAGGTAATGTACGAAGACGATCAAGGCAATACTTATACAGCATCTCAAGTAGAAGAAATGTTAGCCGCTGGAACTCAACCTGATGTTTTAAATGAAGTTCAATCTAGTGGAGGATTTTTAGGGGGTTTATTCGGAGGAACTCCTGGACAAAGCCAAATTGGACTTATTGAAGATTTTTTAAAAGGAAAATCATCCGACCAAGTAAGAGACGGCGGTCTTGGAGGACTATTCGGAGGCGGTCAAGGCGGAATGGGCGGAATGGGCGGAAATATGGGTGCAGCTGCACTTGCAGGATTGCTTGGTAAAATAACTTACGACTCAGCTAAAGAAAGAATGGGTGGACTAGCTGAAACTCCAGCTGTAACAATGGATTCTCTTGGAAGATATCAATTATCAAAAGAGTTAGGAACAGGTGGAACTAGAGGAGAGTTTGGCCTTCCGGCTGCTCAAAAAGCTTTAGAGTTTAATATGGGTGGACCGGTATATGGATATCAGTATGGTGGCCCAGTAAATCGACAATACTTTAATCAAGGCGGAGCAGCGGTTAAAGAATTAGATATGAGAAATGGCGGCGAATCAGCAGGACCTGGAACAGGTACTTCAGACGATATACCGGCGATGTTAAGTGATGGCGAGTTTGTAATGACTGCCAAGGCTACTAGAGGCGCTGGAGCGTTCAAATTAAATAAGAAAAAATCAGGTATTGAGCTTGTACAGGGTGGAAAAGCATCCAGAAAAAAAGGCGTACAAAATATGCGTGAAATAATGGACATTTTTGAGGCAATATAATGGCAGATCCTATCAATCCGGTTTTACAAGGAATAACAAGACAAGAAGGTTTAAATGATCCTCTTGTCAGAGAACTTTATTTTGGTTCTCCAGACTACGAAGGCTTACTAGCAGGATCAAGAAGAGCCGCTCAAAGCTATCTAGATCAAGGGCCAACAATGAGGCAGACAGCTGGATTGTCTCCTTTAGAGCTCAAAGCAATGCAAGACGCTTACGGTGGTATAGGTGGATATAAACCATATTTACAAGCTCAAGAAGAGGCTTTACTTGGTGGTATGGGGCTAATCGGAGACGAGCGAGGCTATCTAAACGAGGCTATGGAGGCAAGTAGAAGGGCCGGAGAAATCCAACAACCTTACTTTTCTCAAGCAGAACAACAGTACGGAGCAGGTTTTGATGAATTACAAGGCAGTTTAGGTCAAAGAGGGCCTTCAGCTAGAGATTTTCAAAGAGCTTCTCTGGTGGGTTTTGACCCAAGATCAGCGGAAGCTTATGGATTATCGTCTCAAGTTTTCCAACCATATGCTCAATCTTCAAGAGAACAAACTGGTAAAGGTTTAGAAGCTTTGATAGGAGGAGCTGCTAGAGAACAGCAACTAGGAGCGCAATCTTTAGGGGAGCTACAAAGAGGTGTTGGCAGGGATCAGGCGGCGAGAGACGCTGCTCTGAGCCAGTCAAGCGGCGGAATAGAAGAAGCTAAGCTGATAGCTAGAGAAGCAGGAAGAGCTACTTTTGACCCGAGAGACACTTCAAGATTTTACGATCCTTTTGAGGATAAAGTTGTTCAGCAAACAATTGATGATGTTATGAAAGGTGGTGCCCAAGAAGATATAGCGGCAAGAGCAAGAGATATACAAACAGGAGGCCAGTCAGCTTTTGGCTCTAGAGCAAGGTTAAGCGCAGGAGAAAGGCAATCTGCTTTAGGTAGAGGTCTTGGAGAGGCTTTGGCAGGTATTAGATCTAAAGGATTTGGACAGGCTCAGCAAGCAGCTTTGGGAGAATTTGGAAGAGGTCAACAAGCTCTAGAAAGGTCAGGAAGCGCTCTCGCCGGTTTAGGTCAGCAGGCAGGATCAAATTTAGAAAGATACGGACAAGGAGAACTCGGATCAAGTCAATTGCTTTCTGGTCAAATAGGAAGACTGGGTAGTATGGCTGCAGACAGAGGGGCTCAGGAACAACAAGCAAGATTTGGAGCCGCTGGATCTGAATTAAGTCTTGGCGGACAAATGGCTGGATACTCTGATAGAGCTATGGATAGAGCTATACAAGAGTCTCAGTTTGGTAGACAAGCTCTTGAAAGAGCAGGTCAAGCCGAAGCAGGTTATGGAAGAATGCTCTCAGAAGGAAGGCGTGGGTATGGTGGAGACTTGTTAGGAATAGGACAGCAAAGAGGAAGTTTAGCTAGAGGTATAGGCTCTGATATAGCAGGATATGGCCAACAATTAGGCGGTATAGGCGGAAGACTAGCAGGATTTGGTAGTCAGTTAGGCGGTTTAGGACAAACTTATCAGCAGCTTGGCCAAAGAGAAAGAGGCGAGTTAATGAACTATGGTGGGCAGGCTAGAAGTCTTATGGATACTCAATACGGTAGAGAGTATGATTATGGAGAAGCACAGAGACAAGATCCGATGAAAGCGATGCAGTTTATGCAAAGCTTTGCTCCTGGTTATCAGTCAAGCCAGACTCAAATAAATAAAACATATGGCATGCCTATAGATCCTTTACAGCAAGGTATAGCCGCAGGTTTGGGAGGTTACGCTAGCTTATACGGTAACCAGTACGGTAACTATGGACAAAATACTGGAACAGGAACTGGTACAGGTACAGGAACTTAATAATGAACATACTACAAAGAAAAATGTTCCAAGAAGGTGGTGAAGCCACCCCTAGTTTCACTATTGTTGATCCAGGTAGAAGTATAACTAGATCAGAAATGACAGGCTTTGGCGCAGGTATTGGTGGAGGCAGAGATCCCTTAGCTTCTACCTTAATGAGTGCTACAAAAACAGAATTAATGGATATAGTATCTGATGATACTGGCCAACTTTATGGTAAAGAAGGAGATAAGCTCATACCTATAGATATGACTATGGGAAGAAGCCCTAGAGAAGCTCTTTTAAATATGGAAAAAGCTTCTGGTTTTGACAGACTAATTAACACAGCTTTAACAGCTGGATCTCTTGCTTTGTTAAGAAGACCCATAGGAGCTGGAGCATCTGGAGTTGGTAAAATGTTCTATAAACCATCTGCGACAGACTTTGCTGTAACTCCAGGTGGTGTAGCATCTGCAGTAACAGCTGCAGATAAAATTACTGGATTAGGAAAAGCAACTCTTGGAGCAGGAACTTTAGGAGTAACCTTAGCTGCTGCAGAAGGACTGAAAGATGCAGCCATAACAACTCCTGGTGAAATAGCAACTGCATTAGAAGAGGTAGAAGCTTTAAAACCAAAAAATTCTTCTGTTGGAGATAACGAAAAAGTTACTGATGAGAAAACTGTTCAAATTAAAAACAGCGAAGTTACTTCTGAAAATAAAACAGAGCAAAAAGATGAAATAGATAAATTAATAGAATCAGAACCAGAAGAACAAAAAACATTTCAAACTACTATATTTCAAAATCCTAACTTTATAAGGTTAATAAGAAACATATCAGCTGGATTGGCTACTTCTGATAGTATGGCCGAGGGTTTGGCAAAAGGCGCAGCTGCGGCAGCAACTGAAAGAGCTGCGGAAGAGCAAGCTTTTGCAGAAAGAGAATTTCAAATGGAAAAACTTAACGCACAAGCTACAGCTGATTTAGAAAAAGAATACATAAAAAAGCAATTAGATATGGGTAAAAATTTCAGAACAAAGCAAGCTGAATATGAAACCGATTTATCAAACGCTGCCTTTGAGTATGACACTTCAGATGCAGTTATTGCAGCTATAAATGAAGCTGCTACCTTAGTTAGAACAGGTGATGTAACTGGTTTAAGTCCTCTAATTGGAGAATACTTTAGAAAAGCTAAAGCTTTCTTACCAGGACAAGATCCTAAGCTAACAACAAGAGAGGTAGCAAAAAATCTTATTAACGATATTATTAACGGTAACATTAAAGAACTTACAGGTGAGTCTGGAAGAACCATATCTAACTTAGATAGGCAAGTTGCTGCTAATTTAATAGGAGCTATTAACTGGAGTGCAGATCAATCTACTGTATTGCAAAAACTAGACTTAGCTTTAAAAAGAGCTAGCCAAAGAAAGGACAATTCATACAAAAATTATTTAGCCGCAAGAAAACCATTTGAAAATGCTGGTTATAAAGTACCAAGCAGGTTTGATATTTTAGCGCAACAAACTCAGCCAGACGGACAAAGAGTTCGTTTGCAGATGAGATAAAATATGATATATGAAATTGAATTACCAGATGGCAGAATTATCGAAGTTGAGGGTGAGCCTGGACAAGAAGAGAAAGCTATTCAAACGGTCAGAGAGTATATAGCTAAAGAGGGAACTGCTCAAATAATTGAAGAAGAAGACTTTGATTATAAGACTGGTATACAAAGTTCATTCTTAAGAGGTCAGCTAGATATGGCTGATAATATAGAAGAAAAAGAAGGCGTATTGCAAAGATATGCTGGATCAGATGGTTTTATCAGAGATACTAGAGGCAATCTAGCAATCACTCCTTTAGGACAAAGAAGACTATCCTCAAAGGGTATGCTAGATAAAGAAAAAATATCTAATAAAAATATTGTTATAGATGAAGAAGGTTTTTCTTTTGCAGACTTTGCAGACTTTGGCGGAACTCTTGGACCATTGGCAGGAGCAATCGCAGCCTTATCTCCACATGGTAAATTATTAAAAGCTCTACAACCATTTTTAAAAAGCGACAGACTTACAAGAAGTGCTGCTGCAGCTATAGGTTCTGGAGGAGGTCAATTAGGTGAAGAAGCTATAGAGACTGTAAGAGGGTTACAAAAACAAACAATTGGCGAGGTTAGTGGAGAAGCATTAATTGAAGCTGGAATTGGAGGAATGGGTCAAGGTTTGTTTGAGGGCGGAGGCGCAGCCTTACACGCTTTGCTTGGAAGAAAAGGTGCCATAGCAGATATAGATATATCAAGAGCCATAGCTCAAGGAGCAGATCCTGCAGAAGTAGAGCTACTTAGAAATAGATTAGGTAGAATGCCAACTTTTGACGATATTCTAAAAGCGCAAGATGATGGAACCATTAGCTCATTTACTGAAGCAGCTGTATCGCAAAGAGCTTTAGGTAGATCCATACCTGGACGTATTCAAGCAGCATCTGAAACTGTATTTGGTAGAACTGAAAGAGATAAAAAATTAATACAATATGGTAACGAAAGACTTAAAAAGTTTTTAGAAAATTTAAACGACGAGACTTTAGATCTTCAAGCTGTTGGCAACGCCTTTAAAACTGGTCAGCTAACCAAAGGACAAGTAGACGATCTTATTAAGGAAATGTCAGACGGCGCTGCAAAAACAAACAAAGATGTTCAAGAGTATGTAAAAAATGCTATACAGCAAATAGATGATGGAGCATTTACACTAAGACCAGATAGAATTGGTATTGGCCAAAAAATAAGAGATGATTTAAAAAATATTTACGACGACCAGTTTGGTATTGTTTTAGATGATGCAGGGAACGAGATTGCTGCTGGAACTTTTGTTCAAAGATCAAGAAATATAGATAGCTTTTTAGTAGCTAAAGATTTAGATGCTGTATATGGAGGAGTAGATATTGATCTATCAGCCTTAGCAAAAGAGCTAGATAATCTAGTAAAAAAACAACCTGGTCTTGGATTACAGTCTGCGGTTGAACAAGTACCATCTAATCCAATAGTAGCTCTGCAAAAGATATTAAAAGATTCGGAAGGAAAAATGTCTATTGAAGCTTTAAACAATTTAAGAAGCTCTATACTTGCTGTAAAAAGAGCATCTGGCGCTGGAGTTAAGGATATAGGAGTTGCTTTAAATAAAGTTGAAAGAGAGATAGCCGATATATTTAAAAAAATGGAAAACGGAAATTCTTTTTTAAAAATTAGAGGTCCAATTAATAAAGAAGATGCTGCCACAGATATATCAAATGCGGCAAAACAGATTAGAGAATACAACTCAGATTATCAAAAAGCTATTAAACCTTTTAACGATGTTGTAGTAAGTAAGATAAGAAAAGAGGCAGCCTCAAACGCTTTTGACGTAGATCAGATATATACTCAAGTCATCAGAAAAGATTATCCTACAGCCTTGAACAAAGTTTTAAATGCTTTAGATAATCCAACCAGGGTGGAGGTAAAATCTGAATTACAAAAAAATGTATTAAGAGAAGCACTAGCCAACTCTGTAGATGATCTTGGAAATGTTAATCCAGTATCTTTTGCTAAATTCATAAATGATAAACTTGGTTCAACCAAAGATGTTTTGTTTGACAACATTCCAGATTTAAAAATTATTCTCTCAGACTTTGGCAAGATTAATACCAAATTAGATGCTAAAAGATTTTCTGAAATTGTTGAAAGATTAGAAATGCCAGAGTTTAGAAATGTTGTTACTAAGCTGGTAGATGCTGAAAACGCAAAACACCTAGCAGAAACAGATAGGCTATTATCAAGAATACAATCAGCAGATCCAGAAGAAATTGTAAGTACGTTATTTAGAAATGGCCAAGCAAGTAACATTGCGAGAATAAAAGAAATAGTAGATGCAGATACATTTCAAAAAATACAACAAGACAGTATGAGAGACTTACTAAATCTTGCTGTTGGTCCTGGTAAAAGAGTAGATGAAGTGTTTAACCCAGAAGCATTAGAAAGAGCTTTAAACGCAAAAGGAGATGCTGTACTGGATGAAATGTTTGGTAAAGAGTCTATTAAAGGTTTGCGTAATTTGGTTAGAGATTTAAGAGTAATGACTTCTTCTGAAGGTGGAGGAGCTGGTACTTTGATAGCTGGAGCTGTTGCGGTAAACGCATTTAACGTGGCGATGTTACCTACATTAGTTCAACTGGGAGTTATGGGTTCTGTAATGAGAAGTCCAGCAGTTGTAAGAAGGCTAGCCAAAGCAGATAAAGAAAGCGTAAGTATTGTAATGCAAGCATTTAGGGATGCCCTAAGATTATTCCCAGCCATATCTATAGGTCAGTCTGTTGTAGAGGGATCCGAAGCATTAGGATCTATTGCTCAAGAAGCTATAGATGAAGCTAATCTAGGAGATATAACAGAAGAAATAAGCACACAAATTCAAACACAACAACCTCCAAAATTAACAACACAATTAGATTTACCAGAAATATCTCCTATACCAGCACAATCATCTGAAATAATGAGCCCTAGTCTTTTAGGTGACTCAGACGCAAACCTTGATATAGCAAAAAGACTTTCTAACATAGCTTAATTATTCAATAAATTTTACTGTAAACTTTCCAGTTTCTTCTCAAGATTTCTAGCCATTCATCCATAGGCATAAAAGCTATTTTATTGTTATCTTCTTCCCACTCTGTATTAATAGCGTGTAAGGGAATGCAAACTTGTATGGGTTTCCTATTAAACTTAAATATTAATACCGGTATTCTTCCCTGCGCAGATTCACACACTTGATTCCACCAGGCATTTCTTAAACCATTTCCTTCCTTATAAAACTTACATTCGACGGCATGGTAGGGCATGTTCAAATCACATTGTCCGGCACCTTGATACTGATCAAGATTTCTTTTAGTTTGGTAATCAATACCCTCTGCTATAAAAAACTCGTTTAAAATTTTGGCTACATCCCTTTCAAACTGAGCACCTTTGTTTCTACTGTTAATCGTCATCTTTTTGAACCGGCACGTGATAGAAGAGTATGATCTCCTCCCCATATTAATTCTTCTTTACAACTCCAACAATTCATATCTACCCCTTTTTATAATTTTTAACCAACCCCATTTCTTCTCTGTCAAAGCCCAGAGGATGCGGCGACAAGCACTCAAGCTCATCCCTACTAAAATGTATGTATGGTTCTGAATCTTCTTCATATATAGGCTCTGCTATTGTCCCAAACCTAACGTCATACACTTTATCTTTTTTCCAAGTATGACTGTAAACGCTATCAGTCATAGCATATACAATAACAAAGGGAGCGTTGGTTGCAATTGATAAGGCCGCTCCCATTCTAAGCTTGCTAGAAGATAGTAATAAAGTGTCATACTTATCAATTCCAAAGCTTCTGCATTTAACTTCTAGCCAGAAAGATGTGTCCTTACTTTCGCACCAGTAATCTAATCCGTATGATACTGGAAGCTTGTTACATCTAACATTCCAGAGTCCCTCGATAAAACCAGCAACGCGTTCTTCGCGCTTCTGATCATTTATATTTTCCATCTTTGGTTTAGGTTGCTCCATTCATATCTCCTTTTTTAAAAATAACTCTTACGCAATATTTTCTTATTATTGCAACAACAGTAAATACTGCTACTTGTATGCTTGATATAGCTATATTTGGTAGCTCAAAATAAGTACATACATTTAAAATTCCAAAGCTTAAAGGTAGAGATATAATAATCCCGACCCCCACATCACTTAGGCTTTCTTTTAAGGCTCTTCTGTCTATTTTCATACGCTTTCCTCATTAATCTGTCTGCTTTTTTTTGCCAAGACTTTTCTAAAATTTTGCTAATTAAATTGCTTATAAACCTTTTCATCAATCCTCGTTAAAAAATTCCGGATCTATAGCAACAATACGTTTAGTTGGTCTTCCTGTATTTGACTTTTTAACATCTTTCTCTTGAATCTCACCAGAGTTTTTAAGTCTTTCTATAATTTCTTTTACCTCATATGACTTCATACTCCTAAACAACTCATTTCTGTCAACCTCACGCTTACTAATACCCCATTCTCCTTGAGACCTAATAAAGCTAAGAACCTGTTTTATACGTCCTTCGGTCTCAGATCCTGCGACCTTATCTTTACAAGAATCTATTAAAAGCTGATCGTAATAATAGACATAATCAATAGCCCACTTAGTTATATCTCCGGTAATAGTTTTGGTTCTTTTGTTGTCAGCGAGAGCCCCTATCAAAGCTAGGCGCATTGCTTTTTCCCTTGTTCTAGATAATAAAACCTCAAGACCTTCTTTCTCTAAACCATTTTGCTGATCAACTAAATCGTAAGCCAACCTTTCTAATAGGTTTCTGCTGTCATCATCAAATGTAAGAACGCGTTGTTTAAAATCTAGTTCCGCGTTATCTCTAGCTATCTGCTCCATCTCATTATTGGTTTGCCTAACATCAGTAACCCAATCAGATATATATTTAGGTGGTTCAATATAGGGAATCATTTTACCAACGCTTCTTGGAACATGAGATTCAACAACAATAAACCTGTTCAAAAAACCGTCAACAATACGACCAGTTGATAAGGCCCCATAAAAGTTTTTAGGAACACTCATACCAACTAGGGTAATAGCAGGTTTGATTGTAGATCTATCTAGAGCTTCTTTTTGTTGCTTTTGATTTAACGTCATCATTGAATAGTTGTCAGGTCTTAAAACACCATGACACCTTCCCCAAGTTTCCATTAAGACTTGTAGAGCATCCTCTTTATTTGAA